GACGCGGCGGCTCTCCTCGATGAAGCCCAAACCGAACTTGATCCAGGCCAAGGCCTTCTCACTCTCGACGGTGCCGCCGTGCTGGCGGAACTCGATGGTGCGGTGGCGGCGGTACGCTTCGAGGTTGACCTTGGCGTAGCGGGTGCCGAAGGCATCGCAGGCTTCGGCGGCCGAGCGGCTGGCCAGCTTCTGCATCACGCTGCCGCTCTCGAGGAAGGCCCGGACGCTGCGGCAGAAGCGGTTGGCGTTGCCGCGACGGCTTGGCGCCATCCAGGCGTCGATCTCGTCTTCGAATTTGGCGTAGCGGCGCACCACCGTCGCGATCTCGGCGGCGGTGAGGTCGGAAGCGCCGTAGTGGCAATGCAGGCCGGTGCGGCGGTCCACTCGACTTCCGGCGGCGTTCAGCGCATCGAGGACCACCTTCGCTTGCGCCAGGCCATGTTCGCCCTTCAGCACCGGGCTCACCACCTCGAAGCCATCGGGAACGCTGGTGTCGCACACGATCTTCCAGTGACTGCGGGCCTCGTGGTTGTAGCCTTCGATGCGGGCATCGATGCCGGCGTTGCGAAGGGCGCTCTCTGCGGCCTGCCTGGTAATGCCAAAGGCCTCGATCTCGATTCCGAAAGTCCTGTTGCTCAGCATCGTCGTCGCTCCAATCCAACGACGACAGTAACGCTCTTCATCGAATGATTAGCAAGGCAAAGAGACGAGATAAGCAAAGACGAGCGCAAATATCATCGCGCCCGCTGTGCTTTCTTTGCGGCAATATGAACCGCTTCTTGCCTGTTGATTATGGCGTCTTGTTTGTCTCTGCGAGCAGCCGCTGCTTGAACTCGTCGGGTGCCGCCATGCTATCGGACACGCTCTTGCCGAAGCGCAGTGCTCCGGCTTTTCCGACGAAGTAGAAGCCGCCGTCCGGCCGCTTGAGCGTGACGTACTTCCGGCTGCGGCTGGCGACGGGCGTGCCGCGGCCCGAGGCAATGAGCACATCGACGAGACGCTGCTGGAGCGTTGGTTTGGCCATGGTTGCCTCCCTCACTCGGCGATCCGGTAGACGCGGGCTCCGTCCACCTTCTCGGACGTGATGGTGAGACCGAGCTTCTTCTTCAGCGCGCCAGCCATGGCGCTGCGGCAGGTATGTTGTTGCCAGCCGGTCGCCTCGGCGATCTGCTCGACGGTGGCGCCCTCCGGCCGCTTGAGCATGGCGATCATCCGCGTTTGCTTGCTGTCCGGCCGGCTGCCGACGCGGCGCCGCGGCGTGACCGCGAGCGGCCCGGCATTCGGCATGATGTAGGCTTCGGCCGGCGCATCGTTGGCGGCCGGTTCTGCCGGCGGCTCGGCGACGAACGTGGCGGGTTCGCATCCTTCGTCGCGCAGCGCAGCGCGGAATTCGGCGGCGCTCAGCCGTCCGCTCAGCAGGCCGTCGGCGGCATCGAAGACGTCGGCGGCAGTGAGCCCGATCTGCGTTGCGGCGCGCTCGATCGCCTTGATGGCGTTGCGCTTGGTGTTGGGATTGCGGCGCTCGTTCTCCAGCGCGCTCAGGATCTGCGCCAGCTGGGCGAGGCTGTAGGGGTACTCAGGAGTCATCGGTGGCGTCCTCTCATCCGGCGCCACGGGATCGCGGTGCCTTCTACCACCCCAAGCCCCGACGCTTGGCAGCGGTCGGGGCCGGCACGATCGGGCGTTCGCGTCAGTCGGTGGTGTCGGTCATGATCGCGCAGTGCGTCACCCACCCAGTCAGGTACGGCAGATCGCGCGGGATGCCGTGCTCGCGTTCGGTGTGCTTGCCGATGCGCCAGCCCATCCACTTGGCGACCGCGGTGTCGATTGCGTCTGAGAGCGTCAGGCCGGCGAACAGCCCATTTGCGACATCGTCGGCGAAGTGGCGGCCGTGGCGGCTATCGAGGAAGTCCCGCACCGCTTCCGGCGTGCCGCCGGTGGCTTTGACGATCGCCGTCGTCGCCAGCGCCCAGGCCTCGCTGCGATCAATTTCCTGGTGGCCGATGGTGCCCCAGAAGCCCCAGGCTTCGTTGGTCGTCGGCAGGATCGTCGTGGTCATCGTCATCGCCTTCGTTCCTGGTTCATTCGCTCTTGATGGTCACATAAGGGCGTAAGCGCGCCCCGACATCCAGGGAAAAAGCGATCCACATCATGGCTTTATCGCGCGGCTGCGGATCATCTTCTGATCCTCTTGAGGGGCGATGACCGGGCGCCGTAGACCCGACTTCCGGGGCTGCGCCGGGATGAGCGAGCGCGAGTACGCGGCGCACGCCGGCGTCTCCCGCGGTGCGGTGCAGAAGGCGCGGGCCTCGGGCCGGCTGGTGCTGCACGCCGACGGCTCGATCGATGCCGCCGCCTCCGATGCGCGGCGGGCGCAGGCGACCGATCCATCGATGCAGCGCGGCCGGCACCAACCGACACTTCGCCCGGTTCCGGAGGCCGCCGTTGGCGCCGTCGCCGAGACGCTGCGCGAGCAGGGCCTGCCGGCACCGCAAGCGGCGGGTGGCATGACGTATCTGCAGGCGCGCACCGCCAACGAGGTGCTGAAGGCGCAGGAACGCAAGATGCGGCTGCAGAAGCTGAAGGGCGAGCTGGTCGATCGCGCCCGCGCCACAGCGCTGGTGTTTCGCCTGGCGCGGCAGGAGCGCGATGCGTGGGCCGGCTGGCCCGCACGCGTCGCGGCGATGATGGCGGCCGATCTGGGATTAAGCGCGCACGCGATGCAGACGGTTCTGGAGAGCCATGTCCGGCAGCACCTCGGCGAGCTCGCGGACTTGCGCGCCGAGTTTCGCTAACAGCGCGGAGGAACTTGTGGACCGCGGTCCACAAGTTCCGATGGCCTTGACGCGTTCCGCGTCCGCTGACGCGCACGACGGCGCCGATGATCTTCTCCGGGCCTGGACGGCCGGGCTCACCCCGGATCCGGCGCTCACCGTCTCGGCGTGGGCCGATCGGCATCGGGTGTTGAGCCCGCGCGGCGCCAACGAAGCCGGGCCGTGGCGGACGTCGCGGACGCCGTATCTGCAGGAGCTGATGGATGCGCTCAGCCCCCGCCACCCGGCGCAGCGGGTCGTGTTCATGAAAGGTTCACAACTCGGAGCTAGCGAGAGCGGGTGCAACTGGATCGGCTACGTCATCCACCACGCGCCGGGGCCGATGCTGGCGGTGCAGCCGTCGGTAGAGCTCGCCAAGCGCTTCTCGCAGCAGCGTATCGATCCGCTGATCGAGGAGAGCCCGAGCTTGCGCGAAAAGGTGGCGCCGGCGCGGTCGCGGGATAGCGGCAACACCGTGCTGTCGAAGGAGTTTCCGGGCGGCATCCTGGTGCTGACCGGCGCCAACTCCGCCGTCGGCCTGCGCTCGATGCCGGTGCGGTATCTCTTCCTCGACGAGGTGGACGCCTATCCGCCGTCGGCCGACGACGAGGGCGATCCGGTGGCACTCGCCGAAGCGCGCACCCGCACCTTTTCCTGGCGGCGCAAGGTGTTTCTCGCCTCGACGCCGACGATCAAGGGGCTGTCGCGGATCGAGCGGGAATACGAGGCCTCCGACCAGCGGCGGTTCTTCGTGCCCTGTCCGCACTGCGGACACCCCCAATACCTGATCTTCGAACGCCTGCGCTGGCAGAAGGGGCAGCCGGAAACGGCGGCCTACGTCTGCGAGGGCTGCGAGGAGCCGATCGCCGAGCATCACAAGACGAGGATGCTCAGCATGGGGCAGTGGCAGGCGACGGCCGTTCCCGTCGATCCGTTGAGCATCGGCTTTCATCTGTCGAGCCTCTATTCCCCCGTCGGCTGGCTGTCGTGGGAGCGGATCGCCCGCGAATGGGAGGCGTGCCAGTCCTCGGACGAGGCCAAGCGGAGCTTCATCAACACCGTGCTGGGCGAGACCTGGGCCGAGACCGGCGAGGCGCCCGACTGGCTCCACCTCTACGAACGGCGCGAGGATTGGCGGATTGGCACGGTGCCCATGGGCGGCCTCTTCCTCACTGCCGGCGCCGACGTGCAGAAGGACCGCATCGAGGTCTCGATCTGGGCTTGGGGTCGCGGCCTCGAAAGCTGGCTCGTCGACCACGTCATCATTGACGGCGGTCCCGGCGAGGCGGCGACGTGGGCACAGCTGTCGGCGCTGTTCGGCGAGACTTGGCCGCATGCGTCGGGTGTCCGGCTCGGTCTCGCGCGGCTCGGCATCGATACCGGCTACGAGGCGCCGGCCGTCTATGCCTGGGCAAGGCGGCAGGGTTTCGCCCAGGTGCTGCCGCTGAAGGGGGCCGAGGGCTTCAACCGTTCGGCGCCGGTGTCGGGACCGACGCACGTCGATGCCACCGAGGGCGGCGTCAAGATCCGCCGCGGCGCGCGCCTCTGGACGGTCGCCGTCGCCACCTTCAAGAGCGAGACCTACCGCTTCCTGCGGTCGGCAACCCCCGTCGACGGCGAGGCGTATCCCGCCGGCACCATCCACCTCCCCCGGCAGGTCGACGCGGAATGGGTGAAGCAGCTGGTCGCCGAGCAGCTGGTCACGGTGAAGACGAAGCGCGGCTTCACCCGGCTGGAATGGCAGAAGCTGCGCGAACGCAACGAGGCGCTGGACTGCCGGGTCTACGCCCGCGCCGCCGCCTGGATCGCCGGCGCCGACCGCTGGCATGAGCGGAAGTGGCGCGAGCTGGAGCTGCAATTGAACGTCACCGAACCTGTCGCCGCTGGCGAGATCCCGGCTGGCCCGCAAAGCCAGACAGACCCCGGAGCACCGGGAGCGGCGACCCCTTCCGCCGGCAGGCTCTGTTCGGCGCCGAGCCGCGGCCGCCGCGTGTTCCGCTCCAGCTACATGAGCTGACCGATGACCCTTGAAGAGATGACCGCCCACCGCGACGCGCTGCTGGCGGCCCGTTATCGCGGCGTCCGCACCGTCGAGGTCGAGGGCCGGCGGATCACCTATGCCACCGACGCCGAGATGGCGGCGGCACTCGCCGATCTGGAAAAACGCATCGCCCAGGCCGAGACCGGCACGCCGCGGCGGCGGATCCTCACCTCGGCGAGCAAGGGGCTTTAGGATGCGGGGGATGCTGACGCACTGGCGCCGTCGCGTCGGCGCCTTCATCGGCGGCTTTGAGGCGGGGCTCGCCAACCGCCGGCTGAAGGGCTTTCAGCCGAGCCGGGCCCACCTGAATACGCTGATCGCCGCGGCCGGCGCCGACATCACCGCGCGCGCCCGCTGGCTGATCCGCAACAACGGCTACGCGGCGAATGCCATCGAGAGCTGGGCGGGCAACGTCGTCGGCGCCGGCATCAAGCCGTCGTCGCTGATCGGGGACGCTGGCTTGAAGGCCGCCGTGCAGAAGCTGTGGCTGGAGTGGACCGACGAGGCGGACGCCGACGGCTTCACCGACTTCTACGGCCTTCAGCGGCGTGCGGCGCGCGAGGTGTTCATCGCCGGCGAGGTGTTCTTCCGCTTCCGGCCGCGCCGGCCCGAGGATGGTTTGCCCGTCCCGCTGCAGCTGCAGATGCTGCCCGCAGAGATGCTGCCGCTGACGCGGAACGAGGTGCTGCCAGGCACCGTCATCCGCCAGGGCATCGAGTTCGACCGCATCGGCCGCCGCGTCGCCTATCACTTCCTCCGCCGGCATCCGGGCGATGTCACCGACCCGGGAGTGAGTGGCGAGACGGTGCGTATCCCGGCGGCGGAGATCATCCACGTCATCGATCCCGTCGATGCCGGCCAGCTGCGTGGCGTCTCCAAGTTCGCGCCGGCCATCGTCAAGCTGTTCCTCCTCGATCAGTACGACGATGCCGAGCTCGACCGGAAGAAGGTGGCGGCGATGCACGCGCTGTTCATCACCACCCCGGCGCCGGCCGAGCCGTTCGATGTCGCCGAGGGCACCGGTGAGGACGGTGAGCGGACGATGGATCTGCAGCCGGGGCAGATCGTCATGCTGGAGCCGGGCGAGCAGGTCCAGACCTCCGATCCGGCGGACTCCGGGCAGACTTACGAGCCGTTCCAGTACCGCACG